TTCCCATTAGAAATTAGAGCCGCTTCAACTTTTAATACTGTTAATGGTCATATCATGCTCACAGGCGATAGTGCTACTAACGGACAAGGCCCACAAATAGTATTTTCAGAAAGTGGTAGTAATAGTAGTTATGCGGGGGCTTATATTGGTCATGTAAGAACAGGTAGTAATAGTACAGGAGATTTAGTTTTTGGTACAAGAGCAACAGGTGGAAATTCCGCCACAGTACCAACTGAAAGAATGCGTATTACATCAACAGGCTCTATACAATCTTCATTAGGTAATCTTAACACTTGTGTTTCATTTGCTTATAACAGAAGTGATATGGGTACGGGTGCAGTAAATCTAAAAGCAGTAGTAAATGATAAAGATTCAACTCAAAATCATTGGGGATTCCTTATGCCCAAATCAGGAACAGTGAAATATATCACATTAAACACTAGAAATCATACAGTTACAAGTACAAATGAACAAACTTGGAAAATAAATAATAACAATGATGGTTCTACTTCGGGAGAATTTTTTGCATTTACAGTAGCAAAAAGTGCAACTCAAGATGATACGGGAGTAAGTGGAAATGCTACAATGGAATTATCACAATCTCCCCATTCAACTACAATATGGAGAGGTTCAATGGTTGTAAACCACACCTTTGATGCAGGAGATGAAATTAGAATACAAAGAACAAATGCCAACAGTGTTGATATGGGAGATACTGTGGGTGTTATATATGTGGAGTTTGATTGATTATGGTTACTGAAGCAGAATGGGATTATTTGAGGCAAGATAGAAATAGTGCATTAAGAGCAATTGATAAATATCAATTGACATTAGTGTATGCAGATTTAACAGATACACAGAAGTCAGACTTAGCAACATATAGAACTGCTTTATTGGATTTACCTGCGGCATACGATAATCCTGAAGATTGTTATGCTAATTTTCCAACAAAACCTTCTTGGATTTAATTTTGTTTTCTATATGCTAACCAAATAAAGAATTTATTAGAAAGATACCAAAAGGCTTTATCCACTTTGTTCAATTATTATACCTTCCAATAGTACTTTTGGCTAGTTTAAACAGATGAGTGTAGGCGGAGTATGTATGTGTACTTATCAGATAACCAATACAGATTACTGTCAATGCCACTAAAGGCATCATAGGACTGAGGTTTATACTAATTTCACTATTCACAATGTTATCTATCACTCTTTGTTCAATAATCATATTCTATCATCCCAGTCTTCAAAAATCTCATTAAGGCAGCGTATAAACATGGCTGTCTTGGTGTACTCTCTACTCATAGTGTAGATTCTACACCGCTTTGTTTATGTACATTGCGCTTGAAAGAGTCAATTCGAGAGTGTTTTGAGGAATATCTAAATCATAACACATGCACGGAATACCATGAGTGGAACGTTTGAGATGGCTTGGATGTTACTCAAGGCTATGAAACCATTTGTGCCTAAAGACATAGAGGAACAGATAGGAGCAGGTACTTACAGAACCGCATATAGAAGCCCTGATGTCCCTCATGTCACTAAGTTCGGAAGCGGTGAAGGACTTGCTAATGCTTTGATTTTACATAGGCTTGCGAGGATGTACCCTGAAGATTTTGAGGCAGAGGAACTACATGCTGCTCCGAAGGGTCTACCTGATTTTATTATGCAAGACAGTGAAACGAAAGACCGACTAAAATGGAACGACACACCTAGCATGAGAGGGCAAAATGTTCAGAATAGAAACGCTGTTGCATTCACACAAAGAAGGGGAGACCCCCTTGAGACTAATATAGACTGGAACAATTATGATACACACTTGAACTTAAGAAACAGATTACACTCAGAATTCCCTATTACACAAGCGATGAGAATGTGGGACGTAAAGCCTCAGAACTGGGGTGTGTTTGATAATAAAGAGAAATTGATTGACCCACAGTTTAACTTGAGAGGGCCAGTAAATCATTTGAAGCCTTATTACACTAAAGATTTCATGGATGCTAGTAAAGAGTTTCAAAGCGACTTACCTACACTTGATGAGTTCGCCAAGCCCGTCGTAGATGCCGCTTACAATACAGGTGACCAAAGGGTGATAGCGCCTATGGAAGATTTAATGTCGAACGAACAAAGGCAACTAAACGAATCGTTTAAATGGTTGAATCCTTAGTATTCAGCAAACTTCTTTTCAGTTTTCTTGTTGTAGTTCTTCAACTGCCACATCAAATGCGTTATATCAGGCTCTCCTTTAGCACTAGGAAACAGACCTCTTTGCCCTTTCTGTGGTGATTCATCATCTATTGTATCTACATCTAGGTTAGCATGTACTATGCTCCATATCAACCTCAATGCATCCTTCTCGAATGCCTCTTTGTTGTTCATCAGGTGTTCTATGGACTTCTCGTGCGGTGGCCCTGAATGCCTCCTGATTATCAAGTCCAAGTCCACTATGACGCTGTAAAGGTCAGCGTGTACCTTGTCTGACGTGAAGACAAACGTGTCCAGCATGTCGATTTCATTCTTCTTACTCATTCTTCTCACTCCTATTTTTGAATAGAGAGTCCTCCCATATATGTTTGCACTCTTTGCACATCCATAGTTGGATTCTCCTCCTATCACCGTCGTGGAAGCGTGCAGATAAGCGGTGAGGGACGTGCTTGTGGTCACAGTTTCTGCAACGTACACGAAGCCTGTCCATCAACCGACCCATCTATTCGCCCCTCTTCGCCACCATGTCATCAATCTTCAGCATGGCTGTGGTAACCTCAGTGGCACTCATGATGGATTGCCTGACCAGTTTGGCCGGTTCTAGCACTCCTAGTTCTTTCATGTCAGTGAGTCCGCCCTCTTCCACATCAGGCCCTAGAGCCTGTCGCTCCATATTGGGGTCATCGTACAGAGCCTTTCTCATAGCCAGTATGCAGTCCAATGGGTCATGTCCGCTGTTCTCTGCTAGTGTGGATGGTATGCTTTCCAGTGCATCTGCAAACGCCTCAATAGCCATCTGCTTTCTACCGCTGACACTTGCAGCCTCATTTCTGAGATGCATGGCAAGTGCGCAATAGGTCGTGCCTCCGCCCCACACCACATCTCCGCCATTGTGTATGATGGATGCTACACCGAGAGCATCGTCAAAACCTCTCTCAGTCTCATCTAATGTGGTTCTCGTAGAACCCCTCACTACCAACGTCTTCACTGGTGAATCATCTAGCCCACCAACGAATAGGTATTTCACTTCGTCTATTTCTCTCTCTTCTACAACAGCCTCGCTTCTATCGATATCGTCTGATGGTGAATGATATATTGGAGCGCCTGTTGCTTTTGACATTGCTTGCATAATACTTTCAGGAACTCTCTTGACGACTGCTATGTTATGTTTCTTCAGGTATGATACTACACCATCCTCAACCTGCTCTCTCACAAACACTACACCTATCTCGTATACACCAGCCAGCGTTTCTGCTGGAACTTGAAATGCGGAGGCAATTAACTTGGCAGATGCTAGTGTGTCCTCTTTCGCTGTCGCTTTCATCTGAGAGTACCCTTTCATATCCAGTTGTACTTGCACATTATCATCAGACTTCATCTCATCACTGGGTTGATTCAATAAGATGATTCCTGATGTTAATGGAATTTCCCAGTTATCAGGTATATCGAATTTAGGCATAGGTTGAGCATAAGTCTTGTTGACTACAACTCCATTCAATAACTCTGAATCAGATAGACTGCCTCCGGGTAAACACACTACTCTAGGCTTATCTTCGCTATCAACAGCGCCCATAACCAGTTTTACCACATGGTCTACGTCTGCCTCTAGCGTCTTGCCTGTAATTGCAGTGATGATTGCTTGTCTCATTGTGCCGCCGTCCTCTTCTACTAAGCCGGACAACTCGCCAAGTCTCCTCATGCACAGTCTTGCAGCCTCATGGTATCCCTTTGATACCAAATTAGGATGCAAACCTTTGTTCATCAGAGCCTCGCTATTCTTCAATAGAGAGCCAGCCAGTATCACAGAAGATGTAGTACCGTCGTAACACTCTGCTTCTTGTGTCTTTGCGCACTCGATAATCATCTTCGCTGCTGGATGACTGACGTCTAACTCTCGTAGGATAGTCGCACCATCATTCGTGACGATTGTGTTACCCCCAGCATCGACTAACAACTTGTCTCGACCCATTGGGCCAAGCGTGGTCTTCACCGTATCGATGATAATTCGTGCCGCCTCTATGTTACTTCTCAATGTAGTCTCTGTCTTTGTATCGCTCATTCTTCCTCACCAACCGTTCTTGCTTCTGCGTCTGAATCTATTGCATCATCAGGCAGAGCCTCTTGTACAAACGGGTATCTCACTCGCTGTGCTAGCAGCGATACGTTTCTACTTATGTCGTACAAATTGTTTCCTCCCGTAATCATTCTATGTAGGATATCAAAGGCTCGCCTCAATTCCCATATTTCTTCATCTTTCGTTCTTTCTTCTACCATTCTAATTCTACCTCCACTATGTCACCGGTCTCAAAAGACCTCGACTTCAAAACACCATGCTCCTTTGCATGTGCATATATATCGTACGTGAGTTGTGCATCCTTCAAGCAGTAATCACACACCTCCTCGTACTTACCATCTCGCCACCCTCTTGGTGCATCCACACTCTTCATACTCTTACTCTTACCAAGTGTATGAGATACCAGTGATTGTAATGATGTTTCTAATTTACCGTAAGGTAGCGACGATTTTTGAAATAGTAATTTGGTGTCTATTATGTTGTCTGATTTCTGCATAACATCACCTGCTGCCCAACAATCTAGCGACTCTTTGAGCACTGGTAAATCGAAGTTGAGAATGTTATGACCTAGTAGTCTACCGCCTTTCTCTATGTGAGCGGTTATATGGTCTCCAAGTGTACGTGGATGTAAGTCATGTGTTTGTGTACCATCTAATACCACATCGGCCTTTGTGAATATATGTCCGTCTTTACCGTCCCATGTGGCTACGACTGATGTGTCGAACAACGCTTTGTTGCCCCAACCTCCAATCTCCCATGAGTAGTTGCTTGTTTCTATGTCTAGTGCCATTATATCTGTCATTCCATTAACTCCTGTTGTGGTGTAATCAAGCAAATACATGGTTCGCAATCATACTCGCCGTTCGCATTCTGCTTGAATACGTACTGTCTCCCTTTACACTCCCAGCATACCTTCTTTTTAAGACCCATTCTTTAATTCCTCCCTTAGACGTAGAAATCTCTTCTGTCCATCATTCTGTTCATGGAACATGGGTTTAGCCCATTTGTCGTAATGTTGGTACGCAGTGCCTCTAGTAATTCCTGTTTGTGACATGTATGCTTTGATGACTTCTGCTTTAGCATGCCATCCGTCTCCTCTGTTACCTAACTCGTAACTAGTAGTTGATTGTACTGAAACAATCCATTTGTTTCTCTGAGTCGCTCTCTCGCTCATCTTAGGCCCAATTTCTACTTCACCTTCTAACCAAGATATGAGATTTCTAAACAAGTCGAACAGTATCTCTGTGGCCATTCTCACATGCTCACCATCCACAATCCACTTGTCATCCATCATTGCTATGTGAGTAGCAAAGATGACTGTGTAGTTCTCCATCGCTGGTATGAAAGATGCAACTACATCGCTAATACCCGGCCCTAGACCATCGAGCAACTGATAGTATTCGTCTATCGAATTGAGCAGTGATGGTAAGAATGAGTTAGGACAACCGCTGAACATGCTCTCCATCGTATCAAGCAGAAGTTCTTCTTGCTCTTCCCTACTTTTGGTGTCCCATTCAAGCACTGAAGACTCGGTAATCTCCAAGACTCTGTTTTTCAATTTCTTATCGAGTGTGGTGAAGTAATCAACAATGTCGTCATATTTCACTTTCAATGGTGCTACCTTTTTCAAAGCCATGGATGCTCTCTTTTCACTGACGTTTTGCCTTCTCTTCATATCCCAATGAGACCAATAAAGCAATACTCGTTGGAAGATACCCTTGGTCAATACGTATTCTTTGACTCCCGCAGGAGGGTATGTCGTAATCCATAGTGACACTAACGATTCAGTCTCTATACGTCCCTGTTTGGTGTGCTTTACTAGTTTGTTGTTGTTACTTCCTACTGGGTTACATGCAGACTGCAAGTACAGAACTGTCTCTGAACTGTGCTTATTTGGATTGAGTATGATTGACCCTTCATCGAAGTTTAGTGCCTTACGACCATTTAGGAATCCTTCTTTCAATTCGACTTCCTTGTTACCGTCTACCATTATTTCCTCGAAGCCGCCAATCAATCCTGCATCTGTACCTGTTGTGTATAGGTCAGTAGGTATACCTACATCCTTCAGTATGTCACCCACGAACTCCCACGCTATCGATTTACCAGTCCTACTTGACTGAATCCAAAAGGAGTGTACTCTAGGGTCTAGATGACTTTCTCCCCAAGGTATTCTCACATAGGGGACAGACAATTGCCCCTGTACGAAGAAGAATGACAACATCGCAGGTATGTCATTATCTATCGATACATTTCCAAAATGCTTGATATAACCATCAAACACATCATATTTCTTTACCACTTCATATTCGCTTGCTTTCTTCATGTTCTTCCACTCCTTTCCGGTTATTCCGATTTCCGTCTGTACTAGACTACATAATTGTAACTATGTATAGACCCGAATCGGAAATCTCGGAATCTATTTTATATCTCAACCCCAGTTTATATAGTCAATTTCTCCTGAAGACATTTTTCTCCACATGAATGACACCTTCACTGGTGAGTACTGTAATTATGCGCTGAGCCATCTTATTACCAAGCCCCTTTACCTTTTTCAGAGAGTCTAGGTAGAGCATCTCTTCGATAGAACCACATTCCTTCAGCAGCCTGTCTGCCATAGTAGGCCCTATTCCGGGTATTGCGAGTAGTACATCTTTGCGCACGTCATTTGTGCTGACTCTCCTAATTGCCTGTGCACCATGCCTAGATGCTGGCTTGTGGAGTTTGTTGTGAAGTTTGATAACGAATTGCGCAGCCTCACTCGTATTCGCTGTGAAGAATACCTGACAGTCGAAGTCGGACATTATACGTGCTATCAGACCCACTAGTTTGCTCTGAACAGCGCTGTAAGGCTTCTTGTGTAATTTTACATACTCCTTTATCGTACCGTGAATCAATAGGAAGAACCTCTCATAGTTGGCGTCCATGTTATCCAACTGCTTCCATAGATGCCCGCTATCACAAGAGTGAAGCAAGTCGCCTACTGTTTTGGCTTCCACACATGCAGCACCTAGTAGATAATCACCGACAATTAATTGCTGCCTTTCAATAATCAACCCTGTACTGTTTGCTTTACGTATGACTGCTTCACACAGTTTACCTCTTTCGTTACTATCTATCTTAATTGTTTGAGTCATTTTTCTCTCTCCAGTTTGTTACTATGCAGAGCACAAAAACCGGCCTTAGATTCGGGGTCTTTTCTCATTTTGCATCTCACTTTTCTTTTGGTTGTTGCATTACACTGCTCTTCTTCGCTAGGATTGTCCCAACAAGATTTACAGAGATTTCTTACTTTGTAACCGTTGTAAGTTCTCTTTATATTTCTGCTAGGTAGTTTTACACTACATTCGTTACACCATCTACTCAAATAGTTCCTCTCCTGTTCCATCATGGAATCTACATTTACCTACGCAGAATCCCTCTTGTATCAAAGTCTCGCAACGAGCATGAGGATAGCCCTTGTATACTATACTATCTACCTGAGTACTCGTGACATCTTCGCTGTAATCTGCCCACCCTTGCGATGAACATATATCAAATATCTGATTAGCATGTTGTTTTAATTCATTTTCATCGATTGATTCAATCGGTAAGAACCATCGTAATCTATCTGCTAGATATGACGCGAGGTGGTATCTAGCACGATGAGGAGGATTACCTGAACCTAAAGCGGCTTGTGCTATACACGGTAATACGATGATTTTACCTAAAGACACATCGGGTAAATCATTCACTTTTCTTCTCTTTTGATGAAACATACCTTTCTTTCTCTCAGGAAGTTTTAGTTCTAATTTCTTAGTACCATGCATTATGTACCCGTTTCTAGCATTCTGTGATAATTCAACCAAGTCTTCTTCGTCTAAGGCCAATATCTCCTCAGTCGTAAGTGGGGTACTCCAACACCCTCTTCTGTAATTGTAGGAGTTGGGTATTCGAATCATACCCGCTAGGTCAAATGCAACAGTGGGGTCGTTGCATGATAGGTCTAATTCATTATACCATTTAGTCATCAACTCTCTACCAGCACGTTTGATTCGTGTAGCATCTACACCATCTATCGGTAAGTAAGTCTCTGATATAGGAATCCAAATATGAAATCCACCACCGCTAAACCAAATATAATGCATATAATCATTCACTAGTAGATGCTTATGTAATCGCCTTACTTGCTCTTGCATGAATGAGAAATCAACAGGCATACCATTTTTCTTGAAGTCTTTACAGTCAAAATCCATAACAAAATGGCGTACTATGGCGCTATTGTGCGCAGCCCTATGATGTTTAGGCGATTGAGTTTGTCTAAAGCCATAGGCTGTGAAGTATGCATCACCGCGCCCATTCTTGTTGCGCCAGTACTTCTCAAGTTCTTCCCAGTTATTGACAAGCCAACGGCCACCGTTACCACCGCCTTCGCTTATCTCAAGAACTTCCCTTGGGAAGTCCATTTCAATAAATGGCAAAAACTCACCTTATCTCGTAATTAGGTAGTTTCCTAGCAGATTTGTGTATATCAATAGCCAAACCTTCAGGGGTCATGGCTACTTCCCAATCTCTTGTTGCCTTGAAGATGTTCTTGTTTACTGTCACGTCCAATACTGGGAATGACATTTTTGCATCTTCTTCAGAATTATCTGTGTATGCATCAAGCGTCATCTGTTTGGTCAGATGTAGAGTGTAATTTCTTACACCTATCAGACCATACCTGATATTTACTTCCACGCTATCGTCATCTGCCCTAATTAGGTCATCAAGCAATTGCTTAGTCCTCGTCAATCTACTGTTCATTTCTCTTCTCATATCTGTTCCTCCTCGTTCTCGTCACTTGCCCACGCCGGGCATATCTCCATAAAACTACACATCTGACAACTAGTCATAGTCTCCCCATTAGGCGCTCTCCACGTCTTTGGTGCAGGTTCAAATGAATCAGTAATATGCGCTTTTATCAATTTTTTGATTTTGTTCATCACTGTTCTAGGAGCGTAACTTGTTTTTCTTGTACTGGTATCTTCCAGTTCCCATTCTGCTTTGAGACCACCATTAGCCCATCCTCTTGGAAACTCCCAAGCCCAGTGGGTCACTGGTAAATATTTCATATAATTTCCTTTTTCTAGCATGAGTCGGTAGAATTGCATCTCTTCTCTCATGCTTTTTGCCTTCTTGGGAGTCCACTTGCCGGTCTTCAATTCCATCAGCACGAAGCCCCCATCCCCATCGGGGAATATGGTATCTATAAATCCCCTCAAATGAATAGGGACTATCATGTCATCCACCTCTACGTCAAAGGCAGCGTGTGCAGATACTTCGTTACCTACTGCTGCCCAGTTGAATCCCTCAGTAACCTTGAATCGATTCCACTGCCACTCGAACCATGTATCGATGACCTCCTCCTCACCAAGAAGATAAGGCATCGGTGGCTCAGGTATGACACTTTTTAACAAGCGCCTAGCCTCTCTTGTCTTTCCTACCTCTAGTAATTCAATTGCTTCATCCTTCACTTCTTTAACAGCGTCCCAAAAGTATTCTACGATATTGTGCACGTTTGTACCACGTACCATATCCTCGTTTTCTTCTTGACTTAATCTATAAATGTAATTTGCTTTGTACTGATATGCACACCAACCATGAGCGTTCAATGACGACTTACTTATTCTTAGTTTGAGCATATTACCATCATCATCCATCATACCCGGTTGCCATGCGTATTTACTCATACGATAGGACTGCTCTAATTCAGAAGTATGGGCTTCAGGCCCTCTATCGCCTAGTCCCTCTTTATTAGGATTAAACTTCATGAACTTCATTCGCCACACCCCTCGCATCTTAATTGTGAGAATTGCTTGCGGCAGTTAGGGCACATAGGCACTCCATCCATCATGAGAGTATCAGTGAGTCCTTGCCATCCGCAATTACATTTTGATATCATTCACCTTCCTCCATCTCTATGAGTTTTTGCAGATATACCGCTAAATCCATTGCTTCCTCTTGTGCATGTATCAACCATGCCTTTCTCGTCAGAGGTGCATCTTGCATAGTCACGCCATACTTAGCAACGCCTACCTCTGCTCGTCCTAGTATTTTCTCACAAACTCTATCTTCTATCTCACTCATCTCAAACCCTCTCATCTATTTAGCGTGTATTGAACGTAACACTCTCTACTCAGAGCGTAGTAAGCGCTCATTAGTTTATCATCTTCGAAGTGCTTGAAATCGTTGTATTCGATACTCAAGATACTTTCACTCAATGTGTTTGCCACTTCATGTTTATCGATGAATGCTCTATACCGTAGTTCTCCATATGGGTGAACAAACATATCACAGTCGGGAAACATAGACATAATGTGGTCTGCCTTTAACGCTAACACTAGCATCGTGTCATCATCATTCTTATTCCTCACAATCGTGAGACAATTATCTTTCATTCCAATTATCATATTAATTACCTCAATTCCAGTTTATATAGTCAAAAATATTTCTTGGGGATAGCCGCCCCTGATGCTTTCTTCACGTCCCATTCGAGAGCCTCATATATCCTGAGTATCTTCTTGCGAATAAACTTCTCAACACACATATCGTAATCTACATGGAATCCATCAATCTCGCTTACATCTCTGAATCCTATCACTTGAGTATCAGGCTTATCATCAGGTGTGCCTCTAACGTATAACCATTGTATACTGTCACCAACTCTGAATGGTTCTCGTTGGTTGATGTTGTTGTTATAGTACATCGCTGCCCTTGCTGCCATCGGAGGGGTTCTCTTGTAGTTGGCTTGACCCCACTTACCGTATGGTGCTAGTTCATCATGAGGACGCTCACCCTTTAACACCGACAACGCAATTGGTCTGATGAAGGACGTGACTTCATCCTCATCAGCACCAGTACCGACCATTTGAAATATCTTACCTTGTATCTCCTTAGTCACAGGGGATACGCTTGAAGCCTTGTATGAGAACCCAGTTACCTTCAGAGTGCCTCGCTTCTCAGGAGGCCATACCATGATACCGAAGTTTTGATTCTTAACTCCGGCTGTAAGCCAGTAGTCGAAGTATGCCTCAAGTTCAATCTCCATGTTAGGTAGGTCGTACCTCTCTTGAATGTATGAATTGAGTTGATTAAGATGTTTCTCAATCTCATCAAATGGAATCTGAATGTACCCTGAGTCCGTGTGTCCTGCAAGTGCAGTGTATCCAGCATCATCGCTCTTGTCTAAGAGAGTACGGATACATTGCCTTCCATAGTACGTGATGGTAGCACCGATGTCGGGGTCTATCCATCCACCTGACACAGCCTTCTGCGAGACGTACCCGTAGGCTGCATTTGTAGCCACCTTCACAGCAGTCTGCATCATATCATACTGCAACTTCTCCTCTTCGGTCTTGGCTTCCTTGAGGAGTTTCTTGTACTTGGCTCGCAATTCGAGCATACCTTTGAGGATGGATGGTATCACTCCAATCGTTTTAGTATCCCAGTTGGTACCATTACCTACTGTCCTGATATTCTCACCACCTTTATTTCTCTTGGTAGTAAGACACAAGTTTGCATCGATGAATATAGTAGGATACATAGACTTGAAATCTATACAAGCCACATTCTCATGTCTACCGGGAACTGTATCAGGAACAGTTGCAGCCTGATACTCATCTCTCCTTGAGTTCTGTGTGGTCAGAGCCTTCAATTCAGTGGCTCTAGTTATCAAGCCACGTAGATACCTAGATACATTGCATGTGCTCTTAAATGGTACACCGCAGTGCTTTTGCATAGCGAGATGATATGGTATTACGTTGATTCTCTCCGATGCCCTTCTCAGCAGAGTAGTATCACGCAGACAATAATCCACGAACTCGTCGAAGTTATCTATCCACCAAGTAAAAACATCAGCATCCATCTTCGCCCCCTCATCTCCGAACTCCTTGTCTAATTCCAAATCCTCTGCTATGGTCGCTAGTTTTCTATTTCTGAACTGACCACGTCCGCTCTTCTGCCATAGTGCTTCAAGTCCAGCACCAGTGCTCCACTCTTGCGCTGTATCGTATACCAGTCTACCTAGTATGGGTTGAGTATTCTCACGATACCCTTTCTTTCCTTTCCTGATTACCTGATTAACCGGACTCAACTTGTCTCCTTTTCTATATACATCAAGTCTCTCTAACAATTTCGGGAGGTCGGCCCAAAGCAATGCATGAGCGATGAGTATGTCAGGGTCACAGACATCTAAGTGAAGCAGCATTGCATCCAGCATATCCTCTTCACTAGCATACAGATACCTCATGTATCCACTCTCTCTTTCGATGAAATCTACTTGGGTGTTTTTCTGTTGTTTGCTCCAAGCAAACACGACTGGATGCTCCGCTAGAGTATCATCAATAGCAATCATCGTGATTTCTCCCTCGTTGGGACAACCTTCAGGTTGCCATTCCATATCGAAGTACCATATTCTAGGATGAAAATCAGGTATATCATTCGCTACCGGATACATATGTTTCATGACCTGCTCTTCATAGGAGATATCTCCCTCGAAAGTCATTAGTTCCCTCTTAATTTCATGAATGTCAGTGGGATTACCTAAGTCTAATCTGAATAGAGGTATACGCTCACCCGGTCTACTGGACATTATACCGGTAGAAGTAATTGTATCACGAACAGAAGTACCCGCATACCTAGCAGTCACCCTACTGAGTTTTCTAGGGTGAGTGTTTTGAGGTATCCAACAATGAGGAGGAATGTATGCACGATTGTCTTCAGACGGATTGATAATGTGTTGTACTGCTATCCCATCTAAGCCTCTGTACTTGATGAATATAGAAGGTTGCCCCACACCTTCCCAACTGTCTGCTGGGTAGAAATAATCGATAATCATGATTACACCTGTTGGTCTACAATGATAAGAAGTCTTTGTATGGTGTTACTCGTTTGCCTTATTACTAGACCAGTACCTTCACCAAAGTGAATCCTAGATATCATGTTAGGATTAACAAGAGACAGACAAGGGAGAAGCCATGGGCCGAATGAAGATTCAAACTCACTACCACCGCTACTTACATCTACGTCACTAAGATTACTCACAGCGAATACCTTGGTATCATGCTCTCTACCCATAGATACTGCTATCTCGCTAGAATCAGTATTAGCAGATACTTTGAAGTCTGCATTCTTACTTACTAGACTAGACAAGCCTGATAGTTTGATAATCTCTGCTAGTTTGGTTCTCGCAGATACCATAAGATTGTCTTGACCGAATGAACTCCAATCATCTTTTTGTGCAGCAGTAACAAGTGTCTCGTAGTTCTTCACTATCTTGTTACTTTTGATGTCTGTCACTGGCATTGTCATTTTGAGTTTGCCTTGATAGACATAGAGAGTTTTGCCCCCATTGGTCTGCTTTATCGTTACATCGCCATCACATTTCTTCAAGAATGCACATACCTTTGCTAAGTCGCTAATTTCTATCTTACCCGCTTTGGTGTTTGCATTGGGGTATTGTTCAAACATACGATAGAAATGCGTTTGATAACCTACACCATAACCTAGACAAGAAGGATTCTCATACACTATGAGAGTCAAGTCATTTATATTCGATTGAAATTGACCCAAGTGTTTGAGCCATGTCTTCTTATCTAGTGTTATCTGTGCCATATTACTCCAACCTTGCTAGTTCAGGTAATCCCATGAACTTGGGTGATTTACCTTGTTCTGTTATTAGTGTCGTGACCTCTTGACCTTGTAGCGTAGCATCCGTTTTACTCTTGATGAACTTAGCAGTGTACCTCTCACCAATGACGTTACCATCCTCGTCTTTACTTTCGTGTCTCTTGCAGTGTACGATTTGAAACATGTAACCAGCACTACTCTTCTCCCATGCAGGAGACCCATCTGCTTGACTAATCTTACCATCCTTGTAGACGTCTTTCATATGTGTCTCCCAAAAGACTCGTACTCCTTTCTTCACTAGTGCCCTGCACATGGCAGTTAACTGGTGGAAGCGAGTAACTCGTATGGCCCAATCCCATTGTTGGGCTACACGGGTATTATCTCCCACGCCTCTATTATCTGCCGCTTCTATACCATCGCGACTGAGTTTTAAATCTGCGATACGCATACAGTTCGTCGCCACGCCATCCCATTGGTCTATACCACTGATGAGTACTCCCCAAAGTTCGTCGGACTTGTCTAGAGCAAATTGCATGATGCGCATCACTCTATCATGAGTAGCAGGATAATCATAGGCGCTTCGTGAACCTTTCATGTATACCCATGCTTCCCAGCATTTGATGTTCTCGTTCTGTGAATAGTAAGCCGATTTGGTAGCAGAGCCACCCCCATCGAAGTCAATCACCCACATCTTCTTCATTGTTCTGCCTCCGCATAATTGTCGCAATATTTCTGAAAGTAATCAAATATGATTGCACTCTTTCCTGTGTTTTCTTTTCCGACTACTGCTAGAAAGATATGTGTATTTGGTTTGCTCGCATTCACATCATTGAGTTCTGCTTCTAAGTCATCAAAAGGATTCCCCTTCGCCTCCTCATGAGCAGCCTTCAATTCCGCTTCTTTCGCTTGTCCGAATCCGCCCATACTCACTCACTGTTTTCCTGTACCGATAGCGCCTTGTTCAGATTCTCTGCATCCATCTGAAGTTGGTTACCTCTTTGGATGATTGAATTAGCGAACTCTTGTAGCATTCTAATCTGCACTTGTTGTCTCGCCATCTGTCCCTCATACACTTCTATCGTTTTCGTCATATCATCTATCTGTTTTTGCATTGTTTTTATTTCTTTTACAGTTGTCATTTTTTCACCTCTATTTAGTCGAACTGTTCAGAGCCAGTGTCACCGCCTCCGGCTTGTCTCCAAGCCTTCTTGGAGTCGGTATAAACACCAAACACTGACAGTTGTGGACTCGTCTCTCCATCTTGTACCTTGAGTTTTAAACGTCCATAGACCAGTACACTGCTCCTTTGTCCGTATCCCCAAAGTTCATCATCTACATCCCTGAACTGGAATGGATGAGTTAGGTCATTACAAGCACCACTAACCCATCCAACCACTTCAGCACGTCTGCCTTCTTCCTTGTTCTGTAAGTGAAGGCTAGTGATTGATAGGCTGAAGTTCCTACCAGTCTCATCCCATTCGCTCTCTCGCCCTTCGGTGTTCATACGAGTTACTGTGCCACGTACTATGACATCAGGCCCAACTACACCTTGTTGACCATCTCTACCTGTGAAAGTGCGCTTGCCACTCTCAAAAGCGTCTTCCAAGTTGTGTAGATTCGCTGCTAGTTCCCCAACGGTATCTGAATCAGTCCACATCTTGAACGGGTCAAGTAATCTTTGTAAATGCTCAGGACACCAATCGTCTCCGTATATCATGGTATCACTAAAATTGTAGTTAGTACCGAGTACATCTTGGAATGCCTCGTTCTGTGTAGTAGGTAATCTGACTTGAATAGATACTGGTCTACCAATGTCTATCTCTAAGTATCTGTTATCATCAGTCAAGTCAACTCTCCAAGACTTTGCTCCCTCACCGGCAAAAAATGCATTCTTCTCGTTACCCAAGAAGCGATAGTATCTACCCATGCGTTCTGCTGGATATGGTCTACCTTGTCTTGAGATAAGACATAGGAAATCATCACCTACACGGAAAGCCAATGATGGTTTTTCATCTATTGAGTCAGTAGTAACCATGACCCCATTCGCTGTATTGATAGACCATACTCCGTCTTCCTTGAAGTAGTGGCCTACTACACCATCTGAGATAGCCTGATTCTGATTCTCAGTCCATTTCTGCGTAGCATTTCTCACGTTCCAACCATTCCTGTCTGCTGTCTTATCCTCAACACCAATCCAGTGTCCTACGAATTGTACAGTGCCACTTGCTCCGCCACCGCTTACATTGCTGCTTCTATCTTCGATGAGCATACCTTCTGCCCAATCTACCAACACGTCTTCGTCTTCTGCTTTCCAATCTTCGCATCCCCATTGTTCAGATATGTGCTTCACAAATGCTTCTGCCACTTTTTCCACAGATTCACCAGTTCTTTCAGCACTCATCTTAAAGCGTATCATAACCTCTTCAGGCCATTCTTCTTGCTTCCTAGATGCTTTAAAGGGATTCGTCCCTCCTCCGTCATTTGTTATATCATTATTTCTTTCATTCATTTATTTCTACTTCCTTTTTCATTTTCGCCACCAAGTAATCTAGGTAGGAGTATTCATTACCAATCCATGTATGCTTGTGGACTAGTACATCGCCGTATGCGGCCATCATGCGCCAAATTGAATCGAGGTTATCCTCATCATCAAAGTGTTCGTAAATATTATCATAAAAACTTGTGAGTACATACGGAAGCGGTCTACCTGATTTTAGGCTATCATGTAGATTCTTTCTGAGTCTCATCCAGTCACCCTCTAGTGCTCTTGATACGCTATCATCTAACGATGATTCTAGTTCGTCTACACGAGTTTCATAAGCAAGGCCAGCAGCGTCTAGGAAGTTGATACATGCTCTCATGTCACCATGCATCAACTTAACTAATCGAAGTAGGGTATCTACATGTTCTATCTCATAAACATCAGAAAGGCGCTTTGCTCCTGCAACTGGGTCTACTGGAGTAAATCCATAGACAGCACATCGTGAACGTATAGCAGGGCGTATCTTCTCCAAGTCATTGCATGTGAGTATAAGCATGGTGTGTTCTGAGTATTTCTCTATGAGCCTTCTCAACGCATCCTGTGCTGCTGGAGTAAGTCCATCTGCCTCATCTAGCAATATTATTTTCTTGCCTCCGCCTATCGGTTTGACTCTCATCAAATGTTTGAGTTCATCCCTGATATAGGAGATGCCTCGGTCATCTGAGGCATTGGATTCTATGAAATTAGTTTCAAACCATAGACTCCCCAGCAACGTCTTAGCAATTAATACTGCACTACTCGTCTTTCCTGTACCCGGAGGCCCATGAAATAAAAGCGCATCAGGTATCTTACTAAATCCACTGGGACGTTGCCACCGTGTAATATCTGTCTTCAACGCAGTCTGCCCAACTAAATCGTCTACGCTTTGCACTGCGGCTCTATGTTGCTGCTCCATGACTTTCTTCTCTATTCCAGTTTATATAGTCAAAGAGTTTCTATCATGTCCGTCTCACTGTCGTATGCCTCTACCCACTCGATGAACTCCTCCCATGTCGAAGGTACTGGATTGTCGAACACCCACTTAATCATGTGCAGTCCCTTTTTGTCAGATACTGCATAGGATATCTCATATAGAGATTCGAGTCTGTTCAGGACTACCATCCACTTGAATAGGTCTGCCTGATTGGTGTACTTCTCTTTCAATTCGATGCCAAACGGTAGTAAAAAACGCTCTACACAAGATTGCTGCGCTAAACTACCCGATGTGAAGAGAGACCTCCAACCCATAGTCATCCTAACTCTCACTCCTAATTTAGAATCGTCTCTATTCTCTACCCATGTTCTGAATCTAATCTCTGTAAGCAAGATACCTAAACCCATCCACTCTTCTCTTCTATCATCTATCTGCATTTACACCCACCAAATCCACGTATTGTGTTACATCACTCACACCCAAGTCACCATTCAATCCCATATAAGTAGGCTCACTCAGTTGACCTGTCCTCCTATCCATGAAAGGAGAGGCTATCTCTACAACTATACATATGTCATCAGGTATTTCGTACCACTGATTTTTCTCATTCGTATTAGAACCAAGTATTCTTTGAAGGTTAAACTGCAACGCTGAAACCATTGACAATATATAAACTACGCAAATTCCAACTGGTATGAACTCATCAAAACCATCAGCGGCCTCTATCTTTAGTTCGAGTTTATCCACATGTCGATATGCAGATAATCTAAGAGCGTGTATATGTGAATCTTTTACCAACACGTAGCCACCATAATCGTCAGGAACAAATGCGCCCATGTTAGGAAATCTTACAGTACCCTCCTTCTTGATTATACTCTCCCAAGATGGTATGGAATACGGCCAAGCCATATCTTCCTCGCCATGACGATTCATATCAGCATACTTTTTCATTCTCTCAATTAATCCGAGTGTAGGATAGTTAGCGAAGGCGACATCAGTTACTACATCACCTGCTCTTTCAATTATGATTTCTCTATCAGGGTCGTACTCTAGTGTAATCTTATCCTTTGGTATCTCTTGATAATGGGTCATTTCTACTGGAGCGTCGCTCTTCCAACCCAACCATCTTCTAGGTCTAAGTGCTGCATTAGGCTTCTCACTCCATTCTTTCGGGTCTAGCAGTTTGTTTCTATCGTCGTAAAGAGCGTAGATGACTTCAATATCAGTCATAAAAGTCCTACTTGATGATATGATATCGGGTGAAACATCAGGTGCTATCGCCTTGAGAAAAGAGAATGGTGTGATGTTTCTTCGACCTAGAATAGATGACCAAAGAAGCCTAGCATCTATCTCGTTCATCTGCTTGCTAAGCGATAGGTAGTCGAATGTCTCTGATATTATAGCCCCTCTTACTGTAAGAGCATCTTCTAAAGTCCATTCAGTGTTATTAGACGCACTGCTTTCTGAAGCCAATAAGGAGGTAGTATCATCTCCGAGTGAAGATAACACATCGTATGGTACTTCCAATTGCTTTGCTACCATAGAGAGTATTTTTCTTCTAGTCAAGGTTTTATTAGCAAATAAAATAGAGTGTATTGCAACAGCATCGGACTTAGTTACAGAGGAAAGCCTGAACTGTGAGCCTAAATGAGCAATTTCGCATAGCCTTGCTAATTCGGTGAACTTCATCCAACCACCAAATGCGAGTAATTGTTTATCCACTTGCTAGGAGCAGGTCTAGTACCCTTGCCGAAGTAGTCTTGAGTTATCTTGAATGCTGATTTGATAGTGATTGCCGAATCAGACTTCCTAGCGTATAGGTAGAGCAGGTCAATCATTAGATTCCTGTCGCTTCTTACGTTAGACCAGTTATTGTCTAATCTGATATTGTTAAACGACTTGAGTATAGTGCCAATATATGCGGGTTTTACTCCGAACTCTATTGCTAGATAAATGACTGTTCTCTCTTCCATCAGGGTATCGACTACAACCCTACTTTAAGTAGTCTACTCATCCTTTGGTACAAAAGGGGTAAGTTCCCCATCTATCATTGCCCAATGGTGAAATTCTTCATCGGGGTCGGGATTTACCACGGGTATGAGATTAGAAAATTCTTTCAAAGAACACTTCATACAATATCCATGAACTACACCCTTGACCATCCACAAAGGTTCATTTCCATCCATCATATCTCCTATTAGTTCTTGTTCGAGTATTTGTGTTTTGCAGCCTTTATATCTACATTCTTTCCAAATTTCATCTTTCTTCATTTCTACTCATCCTTTGGTACAATAGCCTTGAACTCACCTTGGGGAATGAGGGTGCAGTGGTGAGTAAGAGACCATGTGTATCTAGCCCCTCTCTCTCCTTTGGGAGTGTCTTCCTTATTTCTTTTCATTAAACCATAACCTGTCAGGAGTCTAGTAAATGCCTGTATTGATTTTACATTGGTGATGGTATACATCTCTTTATTTGAGAATCTGATTAGTGAGGCATCGGTGCCTTCCTCCAATGACTTGGTTACTGCTACATCTCTTAGAGTCTTCAAGAAATGGTATTGCTTTTTAGTCAGAGATACTCTACCTATGTTGTATCTAGTATTGAATTTTGTTTTTCTGATATTCTCAGGAGTCTTAGAGTACCGAGCATGTTCACTCATATCAGGCTTTTTAACATCTATTTTAGAGGATTTCATCGTATCGTATAATCTTTTCAACTCATATTCTAATGCTGTGATTGTGGTTCTCTGACTCAAAATCTTGTTACTGTTTCTGTCCAGTTCCTCTTGCATTTCATCTATCTGTACTTGTTTTTTCTTGTCTAAAGCCACCATTCGGCCATAAAGCGCTTCTTTGAACTTGGTTATTCTCTTGTTCACCAACTCTTCTATCGTCTGATTACTCACTTTTTCTACTCTTTTTTGAGCCTCATTTACTATATCATCCATTACTGAATCTCTGAATGTATCTATCGAACTACCATAGAAATCAAAGGAGATGGATAATTCCTCTACTTTCTTCTCTAATTCAACAAGTCTAAGGATAGCATCTTTCTGTTGTCTTTTCTTTCTAACAACTGCTTGTGCACTTACATTCTTCTTATCAGGCATACAATCGAAGCACATACTTCTCATCACCATATGTGACCTAACTCTAAACATTCTATCGCACGCTTTACATGTTCTATATGCACCACTCATTGCATCCCCTCCCACATTTTAGCATCTAAATCTTCTTGCTCATCCTTATCTCGCATTAACATCTCCAAGAACTCTACATGTTTAGTATTATCATCTGTATTACTTGAACTTCGCAACTTCTTACCTTTACATTCAGGGCAAGTCTTCCTCTGTTTACCCCTGCCTGTTTGTTCGAAGTCGTTGTTACAGACGGAACATGTGTAAGTTCTGACTACCGCTGAGTAATGTTTCTTTGCTGATTCTCTTGCTAATCTGTTGTGATTCTTCTTCTGACACTCATCGCATCTCTGCTTGAGTTTGCCCCTACCTGTCTTGATTCCCATGTCACAACCGCAGTCTGAACATACTTGTTCTCTCTCAAGAGGTGTGTATGCAGTCTCTCGATATGCTGCATTCTGCTCTGCTCTGAGTTTAGTCTTGCACGCACCACATCTCAGTACTGTTCTACCCTTACCAGTTTGAGTAATTATGACATCACAGTCAGCGCACTTCTGTTCTCTTACCACTCTAGGCTTGGGTTTCCTCATTAACTTTCTGTATAGCGTTTGACATACTGTATTATCCTGACATCGTGTAGGTTGTCTACCTTTTTTCACGATATATGTGAATGTCTGATTGCATACCCAGCAATCTGCTGCTGCTGTTTTACCTATCTCTCCCATGCTCATCCCTCTAGTATTTCTTTACTCTCACCAGTCACGCTAATCCATCTGTCTGCTAACCTGTAATACATCTCTTCTTCTAAATCGAAATTAACCCACTTGGTTTTACCGCAGTCGGGGCAATAGTGTTCTGCCTCTAGGTCGAACTTCTTGCTTGTTCTCTCATCTGTCTCGTAGTTCTTCACTATCTTGAAGACGGTTGCTCTGAACTCCTGAACGTAGGCATTCTCATGAATGCAGTGAGCCTGTCGCTCCTCATCATATTCATCACGAAGAGCATCTTCCTTGTATTGTCTAAGTTTCTCTTCGCTTACCATGTTAATCACTCAGTTATTTCGTGCTGCATCGATAATCTCAACGGGAATTAAATTACCATCCATATCTTTGTGAATCACTTTTATTGGCTCATCAGTTAGGTCAATAATAGCAGTGCTACCTGACCTAGTGCAAACTAGAGATATTTGACTTACTACATCAAAATCGCTTTGCACATTAGTCAAAGTCCAAAGGTAGCCATCATTTGCACAGATGTTTAGTTTAGTCTGTATGTCCTTGTACCTCATAAGTTCATTGATTCGCTCTGCTGCGAGTCTGCGTTCTTCGTTTAGTTTCTCTATCTCGGCTTCGTATTCATTTTGCATTGTTACCACTTCTCTTTTCTATTCCAGTTTATATAGTCAAGGTTTTATTAATATAGTCACGCAGGTAAAGACCGCTTGACTGCTCCTGTAAGCGACTATCATTCTTTACGGGAGTTTCTTTCTGTTTGATTTTGCTCATGTCTATATTCTTCATTATAGGTACGAGCGTGTTTCTTCTGTACTGTTCTTTCCATATCACTTGGATACATTCGTTACATAACCTACCATCTTGTGCTGCCTTTTTACTAGGCTCAGTATACTTAGCACCACATAGCGTAACATCACGAATACGAAAGTGTATCATATCATCACTTATCCTTGTATTCAATATGGTTCTTCGGGAGTTTATGTGTGCGCCTACTCATCATGTTATCAATTAGACCACCCACATTGGTAGCAGACTTATCGAATCTTTCTTTACTCACCTTATCATCACACATGCGTGCCCTGAGCCTAGTCAGGTCTATCTCTTCGATTATGTAGTTGAGTATCTCATACTCACCGTGACTAATGCTCGCTATTCTTTCGCTCATCGTTCTCCCTCTTGTCTTTCATATCAGTAATCATATCACGTATGATTGGTAGTAGTTCCTCTGCTTGCTCCAGTGTCAGTCTTATCCCATGCCTAGTGAAGTTAGGAGGAGTGTTACTCATGTTCATTATGCGTAGGTCTATCCAGTTCTTCCCATAGTATTCTATGTCACGTAGGTTCAGTACACCCTTCCCGTCTTTCCATTTCCCTTCCATGCTAGGAGATTGCCACTTAATTTCATTCATAGTCTATTCCTCAAACCCAGTTTATATAGTCAAAAGAAAACATAAGTGATGGCTTATCCGACTTCTTAATGCTCTATGTATTATCAGAACGGTTCTGCATCTATGACTCTTAATCAACGGCTCTACATCTATCTGTGCATATCGGTTACGGTTTTGGACTAGACCTGTTTAACTAGCCTCGCCATCTTATGTTCTCTCACTCTTCCTCCGAAGGGAATTGGTCGAGTGTCATTTGTTCTTCAGATAGTATATTATCCACCTTACATGTAGTTCCCCACATCCATGGAGGTACTTTCATCTTAATCGGCAGACCCAACACATAGTCCTCTAGTTTGCTCCCTAGTGAGACTACTTCTCCGCCGCCATCGATGTGCTCTATCATCTGCTCTCTGCTGAGTGCAGTGAGTATGAAAGAGTCATCTGCTTTTATCCTCATGAAATACTCGTCACCCATCAGTAGATGGTAGTCGTCAGGGTCAATGGTAATGGTCTCGTTAGTGTTGGGGTTAGTCGCTATGTATCCCCATATCTCTATGTTAGTGGTGTCTCCATTCTCAAGTAGCATTTCCTTGTCTTCTATGTAGGACGGATACAAATCAGCGAGTTCCATATCAACTAGCAGTGTACCATCCTTATCTGCCCAGCCTTGTGCTATCTCTCTCTTCATGTGAAGTTCTTGTGCCCATGCTTGCTCTTCATTCTCAGGTGGAGGTAAGACTTGCGCTTCTTCATCTAGTACGTTTATGTTTACCGAGTTCATCAGTGTTACCATTCTTAGATGGTTTATCTGTACTTCCGGTGTGTTAATCATACTCTTGAGCACCCACACGTTCTCTGACTGCTTGACGTAGGTCAAGCCGCTCGCTTCGGGCATCCAAACTCCACCTACACTCATTTGTGCAAAGTGTTGTTTAGCCCATTTTATCAATTCATCATCAGGTTTCCATTCTTCTTTTTCATTCATTTTTTGTTCCTCCATTTCTATTTCAGTGGTAAATTACCCATACATCTGATACAAGTATTGTAGTGTATCTCATCAATCTCATAGTAATCTCTCTTACATTCACAAATTTTTATTACCATATGAATCACGATTCCCTTTCCATAGTACGAATTCTTCGCAGTACAAACATACATACACATCTCCCGTACTTGTCTTCATCGCTAAGCATTCTTTGCACTGTCTCTTACACTTGGGACAAGGGATGGAAGTGTTTGCACTCCATAAAAGTACTTCACCTTCTCCCCAATCGAATCCCAATATTGTTCCTTCTATCTCAGCGTTACCCTCCTTCGCTATTTGTATTAATATCTTAGGAGTAAGTGGAAAATCGCCATCACGCTGTGACAACTTCCTGTCCTCCTTCTTCTTCTTCGATAACATTCTCTACACGTGGTCTATGCCAGTATGAACGAGAGGAGTCTGACAGTAACTTGTATGCCTCGTCGAACTCTTGAGGGTTACCCCACATCAAAGACTCGTAAACCTCTCTCGCAGTCATTATTTCTTCAGGGTCTACATCCATGTCCATTTCAATACGATTACTCATTTCATCTTCATCAATTACAAAACCATCAAATACATGCAGTAGTTCCTGTCCAGTAGAGCCATCCCATGTTCTTCTCTTCCTGTTTATTGCACCTGTTCGACCTGCTAGCATGGTGTTAAAATCTATAAAGGATTGTGCTTCATCTCGAGTCTTCCAATACCAAGGCATCTCCTTAGTGTTGTAGTAACTTGTACTAACTTTGATTTTGTAAACAATCATCTCATCTTTAATAGCAGGTGGTGTAGTGTAACTGGTTATTGCTTTACCATCTACCCATTCCACTGCCTTGTCTGTGGCGGAATCGTATTCATCGTTCTCTTTCCCGGGTATCCACTTGAACTTGGCAATCTCATATCCATACGACATTCTGCTTTGATACTTAGTCCACTTCCATCCGTTCACTAGGTCGTGCTCCTTCCTGTTCTTCTTACTGGTCTGAGCAATCCATGCCTCAAGGTGATGTAGCCAACCCCATTCCTTCCAACAATACGTAGCACTGTTACGAAGACCTGCCTTCTGAATGACGTTGAAGTTCCTAGCAGTCATTCTCCTACAAGCAGCATTGATTTGTTTGATTACATCTCTTTCAGGTATGGTGTTACCCAACCCTCTGCTCACTCTATCCCATAGTACCACACGCTCAGGAGATACATCAGACAAACCTGCTTGACCTATCATGTTATGATTCCAACTACTATACACTGCTCTGACACCATTACCTCTATTCCATATTTTCCTGAAAGCGGGCACGGGCTTTCCATTTGCATCCTTCGCACCGAACTCAACTACATTTCCACTATTATCGAGTTGACGAATCATGGCCCATCCATGGAATTGTTGTGGGCTATGATGACCGCAGTGTTTCTCAGGGTCGTCTTTCCAAAGACACTCGCCTTTTGTATCCTGTGAACTAAAAGTATCTGTTGAGTTGTTGAAGTCCCAAGTGGTTGTCTTGAATGTCTTCTCTGCAAACTCCTTGATGGGTCTCAGACGGTCTGACATGAGCAAAGCGAAGGCTGCTGCCTTTCTATTGCCTCGCATAAATAGATTTGCTCTAGCCCAAGTCTTACTGACCCTAAAGGTCATGAGTTCTTTCATAGCAGGTGACATCTTAGACTTGAGACCATTATTCTTTTCACTATCAGTTATACATAGGTGACCATCCTTTGATAGGTAGATGTCGCTCATCTCTATATTATAACCATCTACCATGTCATGGCCGCATATTTCTATTCGTGGGTCTGTGACGTCACCATATCCTACTCTTCCTGACATCATGGCTACGGCCATTCTAGTATACTGGTTTACCATATCCTTAGAAGTGAGGTTAGCATTTGGGCCAGCAGATGCAAGTGTGAATGCAACTGCTGCATCAATAGGCCAACAATATCTAATGGTATCTTTTGTTTTACCAATCGCATGTGCTGTCACTATCGGGTCATCAGTGAAGAAGACATCGTTCTCTACTATTCCCGCTTCGACAAACATATCCCAGTTGCCTTGTCCTTGTCTGTATTGTCTACCACCCATTCATATCACCTCTATCTCTTTTATTATTTTCCAATCCGTTGTTGTTTCCCATTCCACTTCTGTTAACTCCTGTGATACAACTACTTTTTCTTCTCTAAGCGTAGCCATGAAATCTCTAGTTGCATTATACAAGGATGCATCATAACTTCTATACTTACCACTACCACAATATCCATTTAGATAAGGAACCAAGAATCGTCCATCATCATACACATCATCATGCTGTGTATTACCTACGTAACGAACAACTTCCCAGTCTTCACTGGTAGTTCTAGTGCTATCGAAGATGTACTTCAACCCCATGTTGACATCATTGTCGCTGCTCTTTAGTCTTATCTTAGTTCTTTTAAATCTCTTACCTACATAACAATCGTCTTCATTTATCTTTACATCAGCCATATCATATACTACCTGATGTGTTTGGACAAAGGGTGAACTGTATGTACTTGGAAAACATACAACGCCTGTTTGTATGTTTCTAAGACCATATATGTGTGCTCTTCTACACATATTAGGATTGCTTCTACTTATCGGTTCCATAGTACCCTCGTTTTCTGTTGCACAGAATTCGTATTTCTTTTCATTAGTCATTTTATCACTTCTCTTTTCTATTCCAGTTTATATAGTCAAGGTTTTATTAAGCGAGAGTTACCGATGGTTCTGTATTTGCATCCGCCAGCATTGCAACTGCATCCTCTGTACTAACACCATACATAGGAGGTAATGAAAGTAGGTCTTCTGCATCCCACCAACCTTCTTCCGCTCCAGCCCATGCTGCTCTCACTAGCATAGGTGTGCTGTATGCTATCTCATCCATATTAAATGCGGGTAGTTCTAAAGGATAGTTCATCTTATTCAGAACCAATGGAGAGATATTCGTGACGTATCCTTTCATGAGCGCTGGCTCATCCCTTATCCTAATCGTCAATGCAGATACCATACCTACTGGGACGTTGTGAATCTCAGCCAGTTCTTGTATGAGTATGGGATGGACGATTTCTAAATTGTCATAGATATGCATGTGACCATAGGCATGCCAACCCAAATGATTCTGCTGAGAGTTACGTGCTATATTATTTACATTCACTCTTGATGCTCTGAGAGTTTCTAAAACGTGGGCAGTCTTAGGAGGTAACTGAAACTGTTGACCAATCACATGCCCTATTCTTTGTAACTCCCTAGTTATTTGCATGAGTATATCTTTCATGTAACTCACTCCACTAGATATGTGCTTTCGTCAGGACACATGAACCCACGTAAAACATCAAAGAACTCATCTGTCTTATTCTCAGCCATAAATATAGTACCGTTTCTCATGTGTATATCAACATCGAAGTACTCTTTATCCTTAATGAAAGTATGCGGGTCAAGTCTTACAACAGCCACTATCTCTGCGATGTCTATGATGGCCTCGCCACTTTGAGTATGGACTCTTACTGCATGCGCATCTTTACTCATCTGATTTCTCTCCTGTTGTATATGGTAGACCCTCAGCATCTTCTAGGAACCCTGCTGCATCTGCAAAAGAAAGTAGTTTCTTGACTTTATTGCACAGAGGATGAAGGTTCATGACAGCGCCTTGAGTGTGATTTATCTCAGTCCCGGGTATGAACATCTGTACTTCCCCACTGCTATACTTGTATAGTGAGAATGGAGTATACATAGGTGTACCTCCTGAAGCAGCAGATACCAAAGTAGCCTCTTGCTCTCTCAACCACATACTCACATCAGCAGTAGTTGGAAGTTTGATAGCCATACCATACTCTCTACCTCGCTGCACAGTCTTTGATACACACTGTATGTGCATCGTCTCGTCATCATAGTTACATTTTACTTGCATTCTTTCATTTTCTTTCATCTTAATTCCTCCGATTCTATCTCATCGTTTGTCTTTCTTTTAGGCGCTTCGTCTGCCCATTTCGTATCAGGGTCAAGCGCCCAGTCCTGATATTCATCATCTAACATGTAGTCATCACCATCGGTGAAGTCAGACAATGTTCTTTGATTCTGTTTCTTGAAGGAAGGTATCTTACCCTTCTTTGTCTTGCTTGCTTTCCTACTTGATGCACTGCGCTGGTGCAGTACTTCATCGTAGTACTTGAGCCAAGACATGAATGTACCCTTATGGTATTTCGCAAACCAACTGGGAACCCAAGTTCTACCTAACAGTATGCTAGTACCACCATCTTCTTCCTTCTTAGTTTTCATACCCATCTCTTCTGCTAGGAATACGTTGGACTCTGCATCGGTAGCCATCTCGATTGGATGCCACTGTCTACCACTGCCTAAGCAAGGTACTAAGTCACGTCCATCCATGAGAGACTTGTCTGCCTGAACAACCTTGCCACCGCTGAATCTACATGGTGCTTCCATGTCTTCAGCCCTAGTGCGTCTCCATTCCCAGTCCAATGCGTCCTCAGAATAGGTGAGAGTCCATCCCTTTCTGATTGGAGACTTGTACTTATTCTTCTTATTCTTAGATGTACGCTTTTTCTTTGCTTCGCTCTTCTGCTCAAACTTTCTTTGAGCATTGAGTTCCGCTTCAGTAAACATGAGGTCATCGGTGAAGTTCTGACCAGCCCATGGGTTGTGACTCTTCACTGCAATAGCAGACTTACCTATTGGTATCTGACATATATCGGCGATGTAATCTTGTTGGCATTTAGCCTCGACAGCATGCTCGCAGAACCTTTCTCGTACCCATTTTATAAGAAAATAAGCATCTGATACTTTGGTTGCTTCAAGCAAGTATGCCAGTATGCATAACTGAACTCCTGTTCTACCATGACCACCCATGCACTGAGTAGAAATTGATTTGACTCCCTTGCTTTTGACATCTTGTACAAACGCAAGCCACCATTCTCTACCCAAGTTGCTTGGTACATTGTAGTCAGGCCAATCTATCTCGATGATGATGGGCGCTTGCCCTACGCTAACCTTGTCTGAGCAACTCCAACCCTGCGGCATGATATCTCTAGTCTTCATAGAACGAATCACGCCCAGTGGCCCAAGAGCCACGTCAGGCATTGGTGACATCACATGCCAACCGCCTTGGCGATTACTACCACCAGCATGCACCTTGATACCCTGTGCCTCGAACACTACTGGATTACCTGAATGACATCCGTTCTTATTCATTCTACCACCTTCATTTCAATATTTTTAGTGAGTTTCATTACTTCATCCATCCATTCTTGATTGTCCACAAGTTGATTCTTGGCGAACTTGGTCAGGAACTTGGTCAGTAATGGGTACACTGGGTCTTTGTGATTCAATCCATTCCATGCATCCACCCACATGTTAGGAGTAACTAACTCATAAGTACGCTCTCTGAGCAACTGAACGACTGCATAGGTAATCGTGGTTGACTTCTCATTACTACCGGCAAGGAACACTGATGGGTATTGAGGTGTTAGCAGCAGACCATGTACATCCTCACCATACTTGAGTTTCATTACCACGACATCGTACTTTTTACATTCATCACAAGTCTCTATACCACATGGAATGAAGTCGTTCTCTTGAGACCACTTATTACCATGATGCATCATCTTAGGCCCACATTCAAGCGCAGCCTCCCTAAGTAACAGAGGTACATCTGTATGAGATGCTATGAAAGTAGACCTCCAGTAAGGAGCACCCTTACCTCTGAGGAAATTGAATAGAGTAACCCAGTCCATCTCAGGTACGAAGCATTTGTCATTTGCATCACCAAACATGAAGTCAGCAGCAATCTCGTAAGCCTTGAACATATATGATAGAGACTCAGTTGAGTGATTGAATAGTCCATTGATGTTACCATCTTCATCACTATGAGCACTGCTGAAGTCGAATGCTTTCTTACTCAGGAACTTACCATATAGGAAACCATTGTTATGCTCTGCGTTCTTGGCTGCATTAACTGCACCGATTAACTCTTGAAGAGCACCCTTGCTTGGGCTTTTCTGAAACTGGATGACTGCATCACATACTTTGATACCTAAGTCTGCACAGTCTGCCCAATTCTTACCACCGTATTGCGTGCTCCAACCAGTCCTAAATTGTTTCTTGCACCATTGAAGCGCCATCTTTTGCTCCAAGAAACCTACGTTGAGCCTCTCAATCATGGCATAGTAGTGCTTCCTGTTTGGGCCACTGCCGTATGGAGCGGTGGGTGTACCTTTCTTCGTCTTGGTTGTCTCATCATCATCTAAGTATGTGACTGTGGTAATATCCTCCCAGTTGTTAGTACCCATCATGGTAGTCAGTACCGGCATGACATCTACCATCGTGTCTCTCTTGTAGGAAGGTGCATGCCTCATCTCACCGAGACACACTGCTAGTATTGCTTTGGTCATCCAACCAACAAAACCACCAGCCAAGTACGCTGACTTGCTACCGTTGTAGTTCATGCCAACCCACTGATGGAAGAAGTGTGCAAGCCAACCTTGCTGCCTCTGCCACTGCACCAGTGAGTTGTCCAATCCGGCCTTGAACTTAGAAACGTAGTCATCAGTGCATGGGTCGTATGGCATAGGTACTATGACTTTATCGGGGTCTTTCGCCAACCATGAGGGCGACCCTTCAACCCAGTAGTCTCCCACTTGCACATCAGAAACAATGTAGGGTATGTCATGTTGTCTTGCATGAGCACAAATATGAGACATCATCGAACCTGTTGGATGAGATATAACAAAACCTTCAGGCATCGTCTCTTTGGTTATCTTCTCCTCAAGCCAAGCGACCTCTTCCAAACCTGAAGCCACCCATACTTGCTTGACCTCAACTCCTCCATTGGGTATTAGTCCATCCACATCTGCTGTCTGCTTGATGTAGTCCTTAGCCCATGTATCATCGACGATTGTTTTCTTCTCGTTCATCGGTGTGATAATATCAACATACTGAGTAGCGATGGGTCTTCTAGTTGAAGGGTCTAGGTAGTAAGTGAACGGTGGCCCTCTAGGTGTATGTGGAGGAGAACCTCGTATCTGAGTGAGGTACGCATTGTTACCATGATTTTTGCTCACCCTAAATTTAGACGTGTTCTCGTAGACCATCTCTACCTCATATTTACCCAAGATATGCTTATTGGGATTGATTGAGTAGAAGTGGTCTGACATCAGTGTGTCCTGTGGATTCAATATGAAGTAGAGCAGTGCATCACCACCAGCAGTGATACCATCATGACCTGCCGCAACAGCAGCGAATTGTTGTGGCCCAAGTACAAGTGACGATGACGCATGTATGAATGGTTGAAGTATGAGACAACCGTTAGGGTCGTTGCTAAGCATCTTCTGATTCAGAGCATTCCATCGCTCTTCGAAGTTATCTTTAGAAACTTCCACTGACTCAAGCACACCATGTCTAGCATGCTCAGGGCATGCACGAAGAAATGCCACTTTAGTTTGGGTCTTACTCATCACTCTCTTGAAAGCCTCTTTCGCTATCGTGTAGTCATCATCAAGTAGGAGAACCTCAGTATGAGGTACTATCCACTTGCCAGTGCCCGCTTTGTAAGAAGCGATGTACTGAAGCAGAGACTTGGCTTTTTGTGAGCGAACTAAGTTAGTTCTGTCAGTAGTCACGGTCTCCTTATTCGCCGCACCACTATCTCGCTCTATCTTCACGTTATTCTTCATGTCGTCCCATAGAGATTCGAAGAGTTCTGCTCCTGTCAATCCCTTGAGGTCATCATATGCCTTGTTATTCATATTATCTCACCATAATTCCATTGTTGTTCTCTATTCCAGTTTATATAGTCAAGTTTCATTCCTCGCCCTCCGTGAAGTACTTCTTTACCTGCCATGTAGGTATCCACATCTGCTGTCCATCAGTCGAGAACACTGACACATCAGCATTCAAGATATACATGATACCTAGTGTGCCAGCGAGTTCGCAATGTCCTTTATCTATCACAGCAGCCCATTGACCACCATATTGCTCAGGTAGTCGTATGGTTTTGAAGTCCTGAGTCGGGACGTAAAGCCCATCACCCATGTCAACTACACCACTGCCGTCTGTCGTTCCTGTCTCAAATCCAAATATATCTTCACTCATACTTTCACTCTCGTTTCTTCTTCACATACATTACAATAGGGATGTTCCTCGCAGTCATCTGTAATCGTCATGTCCTGATTCACCCACATCTTGAACTCTAAATCAGTAGAGCCGCAGTGTGTACATTGAAAAATCATTCTTCCTGTCTGTAAGCAACTACGTTCCTTCTTACTATATTCCAATAGCACATCACCATCTTCACCACCATACTCCATGAGTATTTTGTATGCACAATCTACTTTGTGGTATGCTTTTAACGCCCTGTCTTTATCATCAAACTTTTCAAAGGAATCAGGGTACTGTTTGATGGTGAGTAATTCATTTATATCATGCATAGTATCGATTACCTTTGTTTTCCACCAAATGCGTAATTCATACACAGTATTTTCACTCAAGTCAATCATTCAATCCACCCGCCTTCATCGCCTCTAATTTGGCACGCTTCATCAGCATAAGACATCATTATATCTCGTAAGAGTTCAAGGTTAGGTTTCTCAACGGGTAAAACTTGACCCGCTTTTTTATCATGGTAATATATTACATCATCTATCTCATCAAGTAGTCCACTCAACCGCTTGACTTCGGCTAGAAGTTTTGGTGCGTCTTCTATGAGTGCCATATCAGCACGTCTAGCATATATATTCTTGGCAAATTGATATTGGCTCAAAATAACTGGCCCATTCACCCTATCTCCACCACCTATCAATGGTGAGTCACCTTCGTAGGTGTCTGTTTCAGCATTGTAGGGTAGGCAAAAATGCCACGGCCCTTCTGTGTGTCCATTGTATACGTCTGTGTCAATCATTCTTCATCCCATTCCAATATGTCTATGCCTTTCGAAATATGTTCCAATGCTTCTTCCATCTCATTGATTATAACTACCGGTGCATCGTTCTTTTCATGTTTCCAAATTGCTACCCGCAATTCAGTTTGAATCAGTTTCAAACTATCAAAGTGTTTCTTATCAATCATTCTTCATCATCCTCATGTAACCAATGCAATAACTTGTCTTGTCTCTCAAGCAACTCGATTAACCTGTCTAGTTTCCTCTCGATTGCACCTTCATATCTCTGATACTTTCCGTGTTTCATACTCATTCATGCCAACTCCAATATATCCTTCATGCTTTTAACGACGATAGCCTTCCTGAAGAGCATCCATTCGTAATTCATCTTCTTGACCCAGTATCCCTTCTCTTTGATGGAGGACTTGTCAGACTTCCAAGCATCCCAAAACTCACTCCCCTTGGGGATACCTCCGTACCATGTCTTCTTATTGTTCGATAGATTCATGTCCACACCGAACGTAGTGTATCTCTGAAAGAGTGGTCTAGGCTCTTCGTGATGCTCTACATGCACTGAATGCCAAAAGCCAGTCTGCATGGCCTCATGAGCAGCAGCAAATGCCTTCTCAGTAGCGTCATCTGCTTTCTTAGCGACGTTCTTGACGAAGTACTGGAAGTGATTCATACCACCTGAGTGGTAGACTATCCCCTCGTTGTACTGGGTGTAGTACTGTTCTAGTTTACCAGTCCTACATATGTGGATGTAGAGGTCGTTGAATTTGTTATTACCTTCCTTACGGAACAACTTCAGGTTTCTATAACCATATCCGTCTTCACTGGTCTCTTCTATATATTCTTGCTCATCTGCATCTATGTATTTATTCATCTTAATTCAACTCCTTTTCTATCTGATTGAAGAGGTTTCCATCCATCTCTCCGTATACTACATCCAAAGCAAAGCCTTCAGCGTGCATTGCACTTGCGGCCATTGCTATTCTCTCCATTATGTGTGGTGGAGGGCTACAAGGCTCATCTGAGTCAGTAGCGTATCTCATCACCACTGTGTAGAACTTACTGTTGGTTGCCATTTAACAACACCTCCAGTTTATCGTATGAGTTAGAAATAAATTTCTTCATTCTGAGTATTCTATCACGTACCTGTGGATTCTCGAAGTCCTCCACGATGTCTCCATTCTGTATCATGTCTAGTATAGTTGCATAGAGATTAAACTCAAACTCATGCTCTAGCCTCATACGTTCGTCGAAAGTATAGTAGTCCTCCCATTCGTTCATTCTTCCTCATCCCCTTTGTATTGAAACAGTGTACCTATAAATCTCACACCATCAAGCGTCATATCCATCCTGATAAGATTATCTTGTATCTCGCAGTGTAAGATACGCCCCTTACCTATGGGAGGGCTGCTATACTTGGCGAAGTTAATCCATTGTCTTCTCGGTTTCATAATACTATTATCTATTCCAGTTTATATAGTCAAGGTTTTAAAACCAAAATCTATTACGCGTGTATGCTATCAAAGAGACTATCATGTTTCCACGCATGCGATATCAACATCGAGCATACGCACTACTACAATAAGCAAGGCGTGGGTGCGAATGGCACTCACTCTTCTTCGTCTATATGTTTCTTAGGTTGTGCCTTCTTGCTACCATCAACCAACGACATCATGTTAGCAGGTAAATCACCTGCTGCAATCATACTCTTGAGCAGTTCATTGGCTATGTTAGCACGCTCAACATCGTTCTGTTTGCCATCAAGCACGCCACTAACTACCTGTCTTTTACTCTCTATGACTCTATCAAAATGCTCGTCAATAGTTCCAACGACAGATAGATACGTAGCCCAAACGGTATCTTTACCCTCTGCACCAATTCTCAATATCCTATCTTCCGCTTGCTCTTCCCAACCGGGCACCCACTCCCTCTCTACGAAGACAACTGTATCAGCAGCAGTGAGTGTGATACCTTCTCTTGCTGCACCAGTCGAACATAGCAACCCATCAAGCATTCCCATTTGGAACTGCTCTACATACTTAGTTCTCTTCTGTGCAGGGGTATCACCGCTTATCACTCGCCACTTCTTGGCGTTGAGTCCCTTCACGTCACCCATCATCTCAAGCAGGGAAGCACCCACGTCCTTGTGATGGTAGAACACCACGAGCGGTGTGTCCGGCTTCTGTGATTTGTATTCGCTTATCCACTGTACAGTGGGTGTAACCTTGAGTCTTCCAGCAGCATGCCTTAACTGTGTCAGCATGTTCAATACAAATCCAGCAGGTACGCTACCTCTTGATTGCATGCTATCATACTCCCTAGTGAGAGACCTATGTACCTGACGATACTCAGCCAAATCACTGGTAGATACTACGGCAGGTATGAACTGCCTCATCTTGTCAGGTAACTCAGGTAGCACCTCTTCCTTGAGCCTTCGAATCATCACGTCTCTAAGTTTCTCATGCAATTCAGGTATGTTAGATGCACCATTTACATCCCATCCAAATCCTGTGTTGTGTCCCGCACAATATCTTTTCACGTACTGCCAGTACTGACCCTTATACTCTGATGGTCTTATCATCTCAAGCGTGGTGAATAGTTCGACTGGTCTGTTTGTAATTGGAGTACCTGATAGGCATAGTACAGACTCAGCATCTTCCGCTACGTTCATGGATGCAATTGTTCTCTTCACTGGTTTCTTCTTAGTACCCTTGTTCTTCAGGTAGTGAGACTCATCGAAGATAACTATGCCAGCCTCCATGTCAAGCAACTGTTCCTCGCAGTATGCCATAAGGTCATAGTTGATGACTGTAAAGTCAGAGTCATCGAACTCATACTTACGACCCTCGACTACTTGAAGTGTTGATGATGGTAGCCAAGAGCGTATCTCCTTAGCCCAATTGTATTTAACGTTAGCAGGGCATACCACCACTACTGGCCACTGTTCTTCATGCAAGGCTGCATAGGCTAAGGCTTGGATAGTCTTACCTACACCCATGTCATCACCGATAAGGAAACGTCCACCTGCTAATATACCGAAGTGAACTCCCACGAATTGGAATGGAAACAGTTCCTTACCTGCGGGGAATCTATCCTTCAGCCTCTCCTTCATCTGTTTCACTATCTCTTCATTGGATAGGGTAGACGCACCACTGATTGCTATTCTCTCTGCCTTCTTTTGTAGGTATGTTCTGATTTCCTCATGAGCATTCATCGTCTTCGACAGAGAATGTTCCTTACCTAGCAACTGTATCAACTTGGTTGCCTCACCCAGCGGTATCACCCATGCCTTAGCATCGGAATCCCATCTGCGTGTGCTTAGATTCTTGATTTTATACCGAGTGTCTAAGTCGTTGTGAGGAATACGTAGCATGACACCATCTGCTTCTAATGACACAGCGAAACCAGTGCTCTTCTGAATGACAACCTCACTGATGGTGTAAGCGTACTCCTTCACCTCATTGTTGATGTAGTCATGGTCATCTAATACATCACAGGCTTTCAGTAAAGCGTTTTTGTCTTTGGCTATTGACATGCGTGTACCATCATACTTGAATGTAGGAAAGGGTAGTACCTCTTTCAGAGCCTTGTACAACTCAGTATCTCTCTTGCCCCAATCCAATGCAACTCGTGTTGTCTTCTTGGGATATCTACGAGCAGGGTCGTTCTTGCTGAACCACACATCATCATACTCCTCGACCTTGACTAGCCTCTGCTCATACATGTGCTTGAGTTGAGATATCCACCCATGTGCTTCCCACCAAGCATCTTCAGGTAGATACCCTATCATGATGAGGTGCTTTATGATTGACTTGTACCCATTGTTGGTCATCGTATGGAAGTTCTCCAGTTTTACATTGGCTCGCATCCATTCACCACCCTCGCTGAGTACCTCATCGTAAGCCTCGCCCTGTTCTCTGATAGCAGTGAGTGCTTTGTTCCAGTCCTCATCTTGAGAGTACCCTGCTATGTGTGCTATCGTAGGAAGTTGAGTCTTGGTGTACTTCTCAAATCTCCTTGCTATCTCTACGTACACGGAGAAGGACAAGTGTGGGTTGTTTGCCACACTCTCGAAGAATGGTGCATCAGGCTTGTTCGGCCCGATTCCATCCAGTTCATTCTCCACATGTACAGAGCAGAAAGCCTTGACCAGTTTGTGTAAGTCCTCTCTGCTTGGTAAGTATTGTTCAATATCAGTCATCATATCACCTATCATCTCCAGTTTATATAGTCAACAAGCGAGCGTGATTCATGTTATCTACTCCTTACTGTGTATTCTTCTTTCATCTTTTCATATGCTCTTGTGTCTTTAGGCCAAGCAATCATGTGTGCCTCTGTTAATTCCCTCTCTAGTTCATCGTTCTTACCATACAATGCTAACTGTCTAATGATACGAGTGATGTCTGCTTTGGCTTTCTGTTGTTTCATCAGATAGTCGTATTTCAAATGCGAATCCTTACCCCACTTGTCTATCTTTGCCTTGTCCTTCTTACTCCACTTGGACTTGTTTCTAATCCTATGTTCCTCTTTGAAAGGTAGGTATCTGTCATCGTTCTTCTTGTTGTATCTATCTCGTATCATTTTTCTTCACTCCATGTGTAGTTCATCGTCCCATCATCACACTCATCACACCAGTGATGGTAGTCTGAAAACTCGTACAGTTCATACACTTCTACCCTGCTCTGCAACAGATGTCTACACACCTCTTCCAATGCAGAGAAAGTCTCGTATGTTCTCCTCTTGGATAGTCCTTTCTTCAATCCAAACTCACGCTTGACTGAAGCAGTCGGACTACCACCTACTGCCTTGTATGTAAGGCTCATGCCTTTAGGGAGAATGGACTCCTGATGTAGTATCTTTACCATCATAGCAATCCTCATAGCCAAGCCTTGCTGTTCGCTAGCCATCTGATTCATCATGGTCAACATCGTATCGAATGGGTCTACGCCCTTCTTCATGTAGGGGTACACTTGACTCTTTAGCACGCTCAAAACATACTGGCAGTATTCATCATGTTCCATCACTCTCGCTGGTGGCTCATTCATTCTTCTTCAACCCCATGATACTGTGCCTCTACCTCTTTAGCAAGGTCAGCATAAACTTCACACATCTGTTGCATCCATGACTGTCTTCCCATGTAGTTCTCATTAGACCATACTTGTATTGTCCAAGCCATGTCATACTGTAATCTTTCTAATTCATATGGTACGAATGCCTCCCTCTCTATTGTAAAATGGGAAAGCATCACTGCTAGATTTCTCTTATTAAATTCGTTCATGTAATATTCAACACGGTCTTCGTAATTATTAGGTATCATCTCACTCATTCTAATCTCACCTTACCGGACAATAATCGGCTGAACATTTCAGTGGGCCACCCCACAAACGATTCAATTTCATTCCACATTCACAATACAATTCTAATTCTTCACTCATTCCTCTTCACCTTCCCATGACAATGGTGTGAGTGGAAGTCGTAGTGCCTGTTCCAACCTACGCCATTCGTTCTCATCACTGTCGAACCAATCACTCGCTACCTCGAGCGTGTCTTGTTGAATAGTGATGATTGCTTCACGCAACCGCTTGTATTCTGCTAAGAGAAGTGGTGCGTCTTGAATCAGATTTATGGTAGCATTTGCTCGCTCTATATCTGCATTCAGTTGTTTGG